ACAGCGGTACTTGCGTTTCAACACGGCAGGTACGCCTCGATTCCCTGAGCGCACGGGCATTGTTCGCACCACGCCTAAGCCGGTACACAAGGCAGTCAAGGCTGTCGCGTCTCCCTTCGTTGCTCTCGCCGCTCTGCTCAAAGCGTTCTTTGGACCGCAAGCATGATTGCCAACATCTTCACCTCAGCGAACTTCTGGTACATCACCGAAGCGGTTGTCGTAGTTGCAGGCTCGGTAGTCGGTGTCTGGCGTGTTGTCCACAATGCGTTAGCCCGCTCCGTAGCCGACAACATCCGCGAGATGCAAGCTGAGTTGAAGCCAAACCACGGCAGTTCAATGCGTGATGCTATTGACCGTATTGAAAAGAACCTACACGACCTCAGCCTTGAGTTGGCACGACACTTGGGCGCACACGAAGGACTGTAATGCAGAAATACAAACACCCCATTACCGGCGAACCGATTGGTCTGGGTAAGCACATTTCTTGGAAGATTCAGTTTGCCATCCGGCGCTGGTCGTTCATCTTGACCATCACCGCCGTCACGCTGGTGTGCGTGGCGTGGGGCTTGCACGACAACGGCGTTATTGCATGGTGGAACGTCTGGGCTTCGTACATGGCGCTGTTCATTGAATCAGTCGTGGGTATTGCCATGTTTGAGCAGACCCAGAGCGATGCCAAAGTAATCCGTCGCATCTTGGCGATGGAAGACCACCAGTTCGCTGAACTGAAGCAACTAATCGCTAAAGTCGAAGAGGACTTAGAAACCTACCACGAGGATGAGCATGAATGATTGGAAACCTGGCGACCTGGTACTTTGTCACTCAACGGGAATACTCGGACGTTCCATTAGGATTGCTGAAAAGCGTCTCCAAGACAGCCGGTACTCAGAATGGAACCACGTTGCAATTCTCGACCGACTGGTGGATGGCGAGTGGTATGTAATCCAAGCTGAAGCGAAGGGCGTAACCAGCGACAAGAAGTTGTCCTCGGTTGCACCTGGCGGACGCTACGAGATTATCCCGTTGCCCATTAAGGCCGACCGCCTGAAGTTGCTGAAGTTTGCACGGGCGCAGGTGGGCGATGCCTATTCGTGGCTTTCCATCTTCTCCGCTGCGTTCGACATGTGGCTGCCCGATGCCATCTGCCTGCGTCACGGCAACACGTGGATTTGTTCCGGTCTGGTGGCTGCTGCGTTGTGGTTCGCTGGCTTTGAGCCTTTAATGAAACTCAACGATGTGTACACCTGCACCCCCGCTGAAATTGCACAAGCCTGTACAAATGTGCTATAAGGTGCTAGACTAAGCAGGACCGAAGGAGGTCTTGTTTTGCTTCCTCAGCCCACTGTCCACGTCGTCATTCCCGACACTCAGGCAAAGCCTGGCGTCCCTACCGACCACTTGCGTTGGATAGGTCAGTACATCGTTGACCACTTCCACGATAAGCCCATCAAGATTATTCACTTGGGCGACCACGCTGACATGCCTAGCCTTTCGTCATATGACAAGGGCAAGAAGTCAATGGAAGGCCGTCGCTACAAGGAAGATATTGCGGCCGCCAACAGTGCCTTTGAGATACTGAATAAAGCCCTCAAGGAGTTCAATGCCAACCGGAAAAAAACGAAGCACGGGGTATGGCTCCCTGAGCGACACATACTTCTCGGAAACCATGAGGACCGTATTAACCGCGCGGTGGAATCGGACGCACAGCTTGAAGGCGTCATTAGCACGAATGACCTCAACTATCAAACGTTGGGTTGGCAAGTCCACCCGTTCCTAAAGCCCGTCAACCTCGACGGCGTGTGGTACGCCCACTACTGGCAGAACACCATGACCGGCAAGCCGTTGGGTGGCTCAGCCGTCATGCGCCTAAAGAACCTCGGTCACTCGTACACGATGGGACACCAACAGGTTCTCGACTACGGCATCCGCTTCGTCAATGGAGTGAGCCAACACGCCCTCGTTGCTGGCGCGTGTTACTTGCACGATGAGGACTACAAGGGCTACCAGGGCAACGCCCACTGGCGAGGCATCATTGTCTGCCACGACGTTGTAGACGGTAGTTACGACCCAATGTTCATCTCGCTGGAGTATCTCTGCCGACGTTATGAGGGCATGGCGCTCTCGACGTTTATGAAAAAGAAGTACAGTTTCTCCCATTAATTTGACTTGGCGTGGCGACCTTGCTACGGTGCTACGCATGTTAAAAACCAGCTGGCGAGAACACGCAAAATGCGCTGGTGTGGACACTGCGGTGTTCATGCCAGACGAAGACAACCCAATCACAATCCCGCGAAAAGCGGCGGCCTTGTTCTATTGTGACCAATGCCCAGTACGGCAAGAGTGCCTTAACTATGCCTACGAAAACAACATCATGCACGGCATCTACGGTGGCATGACAACTAAGGACCGGCGCAAAAACAAGTTCCGCTGGAGAGCCGAGCAAATCGAATTAAAAAGAAATGTTTGACTTGTGTCACACCTATGCAGTACCGTATCAACATCTCAACAGAAAGAGGAAAGTATGTTAGTAGCGAATAAGCCACTAATCACCAGTGCGCTCGTAGAAGAGTTGCACGTTAAGTCAGCAACACCAAAGCCGACTGCGATGGGTACGCCACTGCGTTACTCGTCGGCATACGCCTGCGGTCGTCAGCAGGGGTACGCATCACTTGGCGTTGCACCTACCGAGCCAATGGACGAGGCGGGCGCATGGGCGACTGGTCTTGGCACCATCATCCACGAAGCCTTGCAGGACTGCATCGGACGGAAGTTCCCTTCAGCAAAGTTTGAAGTGCCTTCCAAGGTCGAGGACGTTTCTGGTTCGTGCGACGCGCTCATCGCCGTATCGGACTTTGAGTTCACCGGCCCGTGGGAAGTTGAGTTTGACCGTAACAACGGCACTCACGTTCTTTACGAGTTGAAGACGATGGGTACGTACTCGTTCGACAAGCAGGTTGGCTGGAACCGTATGCGGGCGCAGGTCGGCGGTGGCGAAGGTCCGGCTATGAAGGCCATTGCTCAGGCAGGCATGAACGCAATTGGCATCATGGCTGCTGACCCCAATGTCACTATCGAGTGGCTGGTCATGGGCAGCATCACCTTTGAGGCACTGTCCAAGAACAAGGCAGCCAGCATGGGCGTCGATGGAACTAACCGTTTCTTGGCTGAGTACTACATCCCTCGTCACGAGTGGCAGCCATTGGCGAATCAGGAACTGAGCCGTATGCGTGGGCTGGGCTGGGCGCTCGACAACGGGTACTTGCCTGACCGTGTGGCCATTGGCGACAATGGACAGGTTCTGGAGTTGAACCCTGACACTGGCAAGGCTTGGCAGTGCGACTACTGCGCGTTCCGTAGCGCATGCTCTCAAGACGGCGAAGGTCAAATCCGTCTCATTGATTCTGTATTAACCCAACCAAAGGAAGGACAGTAATGTCAATTAAACACAGCACCGACATCAGTGCGCTTGCGAAGGCATTGGTCGCAGCACAAGCTGAGTTCAGCGCAGTACCAAAGGGTTCCAACAACCCGTTCTTCAAGAGCAAGTACGCTGCTCTGCCCGACGTAGTGGCTCACGCTGCGCCAGTCCTGGCACGGCACGGACTTGCTGTATCCCAGCACATCACGGCAACCGTGACTGAGGGCAAGGCAAGCGATTCGCTCATCACGATTCTGTTGCACGAGTCTGGTCAGTTCATCCAAAGCACGATGCTGTTGCACTTGCCAAAAGCAGACCCACAGGGTCAAGGCTCGGCAGTGACCTACGCTCGTCGCTACTCGTACATGGCTGCACTTGGCCTCGTGGCTGACGACGACGACGATGGCAACGCTGCCAGCCGTCCGAAGGTTGCCCAGAGTGCGCCGAAGCCCCAGGCTGTTCGTGACCTGACCACCGATCTGCGCGAGAAGTTGACCGTCAAGTACGGTGAGCCAATCAAGGGCAAGGAAGCGGTCGAGAAGATTCTCGGCAAGAGCATCAACAAGTTGTCCGAACTCACCGAAGCCGAAGTCGCAGGCGTGTTGCTGGAGTTGGGAT